TTCCATCTTGTGGTTCCTTGTACCAACCAACAAGCCAATTATATTCATGCGGCAGAGAGCCAATCTCATTATCATCTAACCAACTAAATCTGTGTAAAAATTTAGGTGACTCTTCATTCAATAATTCTGGTGTTAATATTTTATTTTTTGGATGTTCGCAGTTCCAAAGCACCATGCTACTCCAATTCTTCCTTGGATAGACTGTTTGTACTTGTCCATCCATTTTTGTTGTTTCCTTAGGTGTGTAATCGTGTTGCACACAAACTACTGCTTTAGAATTATCACAATATTTTACAAGTTCATGTGTTGGAACTTTCCAAAGGAAATCGCAATCACAAAACACTGCCCACCCTTTAAAATCATTTAGATAAGGTACAAAAAATCTTGTGAATGTGAATTCAGTTGACGCAAGTTTATCTACAGGACGTGTGTATAATCCTTGATCTCTCATTTGTTTTTGTTTTAATGGAATAACTTCTGCTGATGGATCTCTTCTTTTGATGGAGTGTTCACATACTTGGTATGCTATATCTTCTCTGCTGTCGTGTCCTACGTAAACTTTCATTTCCTACCTGATACTAATTTGTGTATGTCTTGCCAATTATTTACACGGATGATATCAGGGTGATTAAAATCTCTATTGTATGGTTGGTCGATTAATATAGGCTTTAAACCGTAATTAAGACCTGCTAGTGCGTTTTTAGGTTTGTCCTCTACCCAATACAAGCCAGTATTATGGAATTCTGCTAATGCTGAATCTTTGTCTGCTCCAGTGCCAAGTATATGGTAATTTACGAAGATATGGTCGCCAAAAAGTTCTCCCATTCTTTTCTTACGTAATTGCTGTGCAGGTATATCTGATGTTTGTGATGTTATTGGAATAAATGTCCAACCTTCCGCGGCAAGTAATTTTACCCATGTTTGTGATTCTAACATAGGTCGTTGTGTGCCCATCCAAGCACTTCTGTTGAACTCTCTAATTTTTTTACCCATTTCTTCTTTAGGTAGCCCAAATCTTTCTTCCATCCAATATGTATTTTCTTTATCAGGTAGTAGTCTATAAGGGTGATATCTTGCACCTCTCTCATCAAACAGTGTGTATTGTAACATCCATTTTGTAAAATGGTGTTCCCATTCTAATAGTACACCGTCTACGTCTGTGAGTATTATTCTATTATTTGATATCGGCATCTTCCATTCCTGCTACTCTCAGTTTTACAATGTTTGTTATCTGCCATTGTTTCTGATCTAAACCTTTAGTGATGCCTAACCATTGGTTTCTTATCAATGCAAAGTCATTTACAATTTTTGTCATGTCAACAACATCTGTTTCCCCGTCGACATATTTTTCTGCGTCTCTGCTTGATAATGCTCTATTGTAGTTTTCCAAAAATTTTCTAAAAGTTTTTGATCTTAATCTTCTTAATTCAATGTTAAGGTATTCTAGTATTGCTTCTAATTGTTGCAATTGACTAAATCTTTCTTCAACAACACCTGGTAATGCCGCACTGGCTCTTTCTAAGTTACCGTATATTTTGCATTGTTTTCTTGCTTCTAATAATTCGTTATCGAAGTATGCAACGCAGTCAGGTATTTTATCAAGATTTCTACTTACTTCGTTGTACCAGTTTATCATTCTTCTTCGCTATATCCGTCTTCGTCCACTTCTTCGTCTTCGAACACAGTATTAATTGCTTCTTCAAGTTTTGGATCGTATTCTGCTGACGCTTTTAGTTCGTCATGTTCTACACCGATATCTTCTAAACTTTTAATAAAATCAATAGCCATGTCCAATTTTTGTCTTTCGGGGACGTAATGCACTACGGAATTCCACAAACGTTCAATGTCCTCGTGTGTAAAATCAATCATGTATTATTCTTCCTCAGTTTCAATTGGTTTTGCTTTTTTTGTTGTTTTAGTTATCTCTGCTACTTCCGGCTCTTCGATTTCAGTAGATGCAGTTTCTTTAAATTCTGCCATTATCATATCTAATTTCTCACCTACCCAAGCCTTTCTAAAGTCTATATGCTCTTTGCCTTTAGAGTCGATGTATTTTAGCCTATTACCTTGTTGTACTAATAGTCCTTTTTTCTCAAACAAGTCCACAAGTCCACTGTATGGATCCATACCAGTATCGTAAGGAATTTTTACTTGTACACCTTCAAAAGGTTTAGCATATCTTGTTTTCATAACTTTACAAGCGGCTCTAATACCTCTTACATCTGTAACTTTATTTCCTTTTTCGTCTTCTTTAAGTTTTAATTTTTTCATTGCAACTACAATACTTGATGCATATATAAAACCTTGTCCGCCTGATATCTTGTCATCTGGATCAAACATATCTTGTGATGCGTATGTGTGATTGGTTGCTATAAGTCCTACGTTCCAACTACCAAACATATTAACACAGTTTCTTACAAGTGCCGTTAATGCCTTAGGTTTTCTACCCAAGTCACCTTTCATTTCACCTGCTTCAAACTGATTTACATCTGTTGGAGTAAGCATCATACCCAAACTGTCTATAACAAATAGTACTTTAGGTGCACCTTCTTTGTTGTCTGCGTGTTGGTCTTTGTAACCTTTCATAAACTCTGAAACAGTTTTTGCTACATCATCAACCATTGACATACTTAATTTCATAAGTTTGTCTTCTGATGTGTCTACTTTTAATGCTTGTAGCCATTGTTCATCTAATGCGTTTTCAGTGTCAATTAATATAACGAAGATGCCTTGCTCTTGTGCATTTTTAATAATGTTTCCTGATGCTATGTAACTTTTGCCTGCTCCTGATTCACCTGCAAGTACAGTTACTTTGCCTAACGGAATTCCTTTGTTGAAATCACTGGTCATCAAATAGTTTAATGCGTAATTTCCTGTTGATATCCAATCTGTTGGATCACTAAATCCTATGCCTAAGCCTTGGATTGATTTTGTAATACTCTTTCTAAACTTTGTTGCGTCAAATACTTTTGTCATAATTTCTATCCTTGTAATCTATATTAGCATACTAAGGCCCTAACGTCAATACAATTAGGGCCTTGGTAAAATGTCAGATTATTTTGCTTGTCTTGATCTAATTAACTTCAAGATGTCTTCTGCTCTCTTGGCACTGTCACCTGCAGGAGCCGCCGTAGCCGCCGCTGTTGGTTGTGGTGCTGTTTCAGTTACTGGTGCCGCCGCTGGAGCCATTGTTGGCGCCGCTGGTGCTGTTTCAGTTACTGGAGTCGCTGTTGGTACTGTTACCTGAGGTTTTGCTTGGTAAGCCATTCCTGCGGGTCTAAAGTACTGTCCATATTTCTCAAGATCATAAGCCTCACCTTCAACAGATTTCTCAAATAATTCTTTGATTATTGTTACTTCTGCTTCAGTTGGTTCTTTTGGTCTAAAGTCACCTAAGTTATGTAAGCCATGCGTGTCGATTGCGGCTCTCTCTGCCTCATCTAATGCACGTTCTCTTCTTGACCATTTTGATGTTGAGTAATCAGCATAACCACCTTTGGTAGTTTTGTTAATTCTAAAGTCAACACCTTTTACATAATCAGTTGGCATTTCTTCCATTTCTGGATCCATTAATGCACTTCTAATAATGTTAAAAATTTGAGGACCAATTATAAATCTTCTAATTGGATTCTCTGGTGTTGTGTCCTCTGCTAATGGATTTGTTGTAACAAAACCTTGGAAAATATAACTTTTCTTTTTCCAATATTTTCTACCCATGTCTTCCATGCTCTTGTCTTTGAACCATGGTCTAACTTCTGTTAGTACTGGGCAAGTTTTGCCATACATCTCCATGCAAGGTACTTGCACTGTAACTGGTCTAGAATCAGTCTGACCTTTGATACCTGCGAAAGGTAGTTTGATCATGTTTCTTTCAGTCCAGAAGAAAGTGTTGTTTGTGTCCTTATCTGGTAAGAACCTAACAACTGCTTCTGAGCCTTCTGATATATTCCAGTGTGGGTAGATGGCGTTGTCTCCGCCTGTTTGTGAAGTTGAGCGATTAACTTCTTGTGATTTTAACTTCGCTCTTATTTCAGCCAATGATGCCATAATGTAAGCCTCCTTTATTGTGCCTGTGTTTGTTGTTTGCCTAAATGTATATTAGACATATAGTACATAATATACACTGATATTTATCTAATGTCTACTACTATTATTGGTAATATGGAGGTTTTATTAAGATAAGTTAGCGAGAGACTTAATTCTGTCTAATTCTGCGTTGATTTGCTCTGCTTCTTCTTGTGCTTCTTCTGGTATTTTTGAATTGAATTGTTCAAGTGCTGTTTCAAGTGCAGTTGCTTTGTCGCCACCGTCTTTTAAATGCTGTTCAATATAAGGCTTAAGATCTTCAAATGCAACGCCTTCTTGTTTTGCTCTTTGCAGTTCCATTCTTCTTTTGATTACTGCGGCTTTCATTTTAGGGTCGCTCATTAGGTCTGGATTTTTTTGAATATCGTTTAGTGTTTTTAATTTTTCTCTTCTGTCTTCTTCGTCTTTAGGTTCAGTTGCATATTCGTTTGCAGTTTGTTCTGCCCATGATTCAAAAGCAACTTCTTCTTTAGCACCGTATTCTTTTGATTTGTCTCCGTATTCTTTACCTTTAATGTTTTTAAATTTGTTTACATCCTGTGGATCTTTTCTTACTTCGTCTTTGTATTCTGGATTTGATTGCATTTTTTTGTAGTCATCAATATATCTTTTTGCTAACTGAATTGCAATTTTTTTATTGCTGTTGTAGTCCGGCCCAGGTTTGAAAGATGTTTGTCCTTCTTGCTCTAATCCGTCTGCTACTCTTGAAGCAAAGTTAGCCACTCTGTCTTCTTCACCTTTTGGTGTTGAAATTAATCTTGATGCTATGTCTGAAAGTATTGAACCTAACATAGTGTTCTTGTCTTTAAATTTTGTTGCTGATAACATTTTATCTGCGGCATCGTCTTTTCTCAAAACTAATTTGTTGTCAGGATCAGTTAAGAAACCTTGTACAACTGCGCCGTGGTCAACTGGTGCTTGTATTGGTGCATCAATTGGTTCATCACCTGGGTCTAATTCGTTTACTTGTTCCTCTTCTTTAGGTGCATTTTCTAATTCTGCCATCACTTTATTAATAATTGGAAATGCATCTTCTACTCTTTTGTCTAAATTAGTCATTGTAAATTTTTCTCTTAATTTAGCAACAGTTTCGTCATCTAATATCTGTTCTTCTGATGTTTTGAAATCTTTACTTGCATTTTCGTAATGTGTTTGATTAGAAAGGCTTCTCATATAACCTCTTAAATTTTCTAATTTCATTTTAGTTTGCTCAATGATGTCACCTGCATTGTCATTTAATTGATCTTTGTTGGTAACATATCTTGAAAATGAATTTAATTTTGCTATGTCTTCTGAAGTTGAAACAATATGTTGTCCAAATTCATCATGTGGTCTTCCACCGTTAGCAACGTGTCTCATCATCGCTCTTGCACCTGCTAGGTGTGTCATTGGATACTTGAATCTTTCACCGTCTTCGTTTTCAATGTACAGTGATTGTATCTGTCTTGATCTTGCACCTGGCACAGTTTCATCAACTTTGCCTTTGTGTCTGATTATTAATTTTGTTTTGTCTAGGTTCTCATATGAACGTTTTGCAGTGCCTGTTAAGCCTTCTGCAACTGGTGCCTTTTCAACACCTGCTAATTTTGTAATTCTTTGTAGTTCTTCCGACATCTCATCGTTATTTACCGTTTGATTCGTGTCTGCTAGATTTTGATAATCCTGCTTTGTAAGGTTGCTTTTAGTAATATCACGCACATCAAAGGATAATTGATGCTCTACTGCAAAGTCCTTTAGTTCTTTAAGGAATGCATACCATTCATCTTTGCTGTCCTCATCAATTTTGTCCACCAAATTACGGTTGTAAAACACTTTCATAGTGCCGTCTTCTGCTATGGATACACTGACTGAACCAAATGTGTCTGCGTCTTCTTTAAACTCAAATTCAAAAAATACAGCACTGCTTGGATCTGCTGTTGCGGCGCCGTTTTCGTCACCTAGTCTAATGTTCGTAAACTGTGATCTAATCTTATTGAATAAGTCTTGTGAGTTTTTTGGGTTCATATAGTGTTATTTATGCGTCTTTTTGCTGAATGGTACATTGTATCAAAGTTGTTTTTACCACCAATATACAGCAGTCTGTGTCGCTTGTAGACACCATTTAACCTGTAAATGAGCCAAAGATTGGCATTGGTGTTAGTTCTGATGTTCTGTCTGTCCACTTTTCAAATATTTTAGGATCAAAGTCAGCAAGTACTTTCATCATACGTGTCATAAGCAAACAAGCACTAACTAGGTCGTCGTGTTGTCCAGGTTTTGCTTTAAAACTCAAACCACTTGCAACGAAATCTTTAAGTTCAGATATTAGTAATTGTGAATTAATTTTCATTTTCCCGCCTTCGATTAACTCTTTAAATTTTGTACAAGCATCAATTTTATGTTTTGCTGTGGTATTAAATCCTCTTCTAAATTTTCTTCTGTGACCTTTCCTGATTGGCTCTGACAGGAACATGCCCATTATGTTTTCTTCTCCTATATCCATAACTCTTAATAGAGCCGCTTCTCCAATAGCATTATTTTCCATACTGTAGAATATTTGTGGTGTTGCTGTTGCATCTTTCTCCATAATCGAATCATGAAGGTGTTTTGTGATTCCTTGTAG